ATTTAACTCTCATACTCCCTGTAGCAGGGGATGATGATGGTGTCTCACCATCTCTTGGTAATACATTAAGACTATCATTAGAGAATGCGTCTGCTATAACTGTAAAGTTACCATTATAAAAACTTTGTAGTGAACCTTCGACTGTTATTATATCACCGACTGATAAATTATGTGATCCGTCTGTATTGATAGTGATGTAGTTAGTATTAGCATCATATGTTATAGCAGTTACGACTACACTTGCTGACTCTGATACCAAGTATTGATATTGTTGATCACCAGATGTTCCTGCTCTGTCACCGATACCATTACTATTACCATATGTTGCTGCCTGTGAGTTCTGTAATGGTACACCAATCAAACCATGTGAGTGACCTAACGCACCACCAGCTGTTCCTTGTGGTTCAAATATATTAATATTTGCTCTACTATCAATATAATTGACTGCAAACTTATCAATCTCTGTAGGTCCTTGCTCTGCCTGTTTTGTTTGATCAACCTCAACAGATAATATTCTATGACCATGTGTAGGAGGGAATGGAAAAACATAGTCATCCATAGGTCCTATCTGATACTTGACAGTTCCTGTAATATATGCAGCAATGTCAGCAGTTATTGTAGTATATCCTGTAGTTCTAACATCACCAATAACAAAGAACTCTCCACTATCAATTAGTGTTGACTTAGGAATGTACCAATTACCACCAGTCTGTCCAACAAAGTTGTTGACTGCATTCTCTGGTGTTGATGTTCCTGCTCCGTTTACGTTACCAAATCCAAGTATCTTTTTTTGTCTATAGTCTGGTAGATTAAACGTACCAACATTATATGGATAGTCTTGTAGAGTAAATGATTTCTGTATAATAATAAGAGGATGAGCATCACTACCTGTAAAATCTTTTGTATAATCTGATGCTGTAACAGTTGATAAGTCAACATTATCTGGTAGTGTCAACTCATATGTAAATTCATTTGCCTGTGCTTGTGCAGTGACGTCTTCTGTTGGTTGTATTAATGAATAGAATGTGTTTTGATTAAATACAACACCACCTGGAAATGCACCAAACACACCAGTTCCAGACGTAGCAAATCTAAACACTGATCCAAAAGGATATGGTCTCTTTACATTTGCCTTATCGTTAGTGCTATCATAATAAAACTGGAAAAATAATTTATTGTTTATAATATATGATCTTCTTAATCCACCTGGTTGATTGTTCTGTGTTTTTGCTACACTTGCAGATCCACCATATCTATTTTGTATGATGCTGTATAATTCTGGATAGTCACGAATCAATAGTTCTTTACCATCACAATATAGATGCTGTGGATATGTGTACTCAGGTTCTTCTGATGCTAAGTTAAGGTCAGCAAAGACAGGAAGAATTGATCCGACAGGAGAATGATTACCAGTCTTATCGGAAAAATAATTTGCAAATGAATTCCTGTATGTTGCCATCTTAATACTTAATTAAAAATTCTTGGACTAGAAATGGTTGTATGTAACCATCTGCTTTGTTTTCTGCGTTCACATCAATGTTAAGTGTTGATGTTATATTACCACCAGGAATATATGCTGGTTGTGTCTTGACTTGATATGTGTGTGGTTCTTGATTGAAAGGAACCAAGTGTTTGTGCACACACTCATTACCAAACTCTTCTACATCAGTAACAATATTATTAAGAGCACCATATGAAACAGTGTTTGCTGTTCCATCAAATGGCACTTGAGTTGCTGCTGATACTAAAGATGGTGTATAGTTTGGAACTAATGATGCCCATGCAGCATTACCACTGATACTAGCATCAAACTGTGTACAACTAGCACCACCAATACCACATCTGTTTTCAGTTTTACATGACATCTCACCGTTATACGTGATGTTACCACATTGTCCTGATGCAGCACCGCCAGGTACGTAGATTGGAAATCCTGTAGTAGATTTTGTACCTAGAGTGGAACATTCATATTGCAATGTAGTTCCTGTTGGTACACCAGATCCTGCTGGATCTAGCTCAGGGATATCACCAGGTATCAAACACTTAGATGTCTGATCAAAGTTACAACCTGACCAACAACCACCAAACCATGTGTGAACCTCAGGAGGAGGACTACTAAAGAATCCAAAACATGATACTGTTATAACTCTCTGTTGTCTTGATGCAACTATCGCTGATGCTGCTGCCTGACATAATGGTTGCTTAGTGTTATTTACCCATGGCATGATACACAAACTAGACTTAGATGAGTATGAGTTTCTACCAAACAAACCAAATTCATTTGTTGATGATGCAGTCCTTGATCTTTTACCATCATGGAAGTGAGCATGTGGTTGGAATGCTGTTGCTAATACTTCTGTCTCTTCTGTGTAGTTACCACTAGACTTAGTGAATCCAGGTTGTCCTGTAATTTCAATTGTCTGTGATGGCAGGAAGAAATTACCTTGATACTGTACAGTAAATGTAGTACCAATATTACTGGTTACATCTAGTCCTACACCAGATTTAGTTATCTCTTGTCCTGCGTCATTGTCCAAATATGTGTCAAGATAAGTTCCTAAGTTTGATGAAAATGATGTCTTTGTAGACTTTGATCCAAGATCTGGCACTTGAAATTGATTGTCAAGTAATGTTGTATCTGGTTTTTTATATCTACAGTTTATACCTGTGCCTAATATGGTAGCAAGTTCTGGAAATACTTCTGCCTGATAGACTGCACCATCACATCTCAAATAACCAGCAGGAAGAGTTTGTGCTAAAGTAGGATCCTCTGGGTCTGATGATGATAATTGATTAGACCAGTTTATAATAGAACCAGTAAGAGTTCCTAATTTTCCTTTTTCTTTTGAATATAATACTGCCATTAGTATGCTCTGATGATATACAGTACGACTAAGGATGGTGTGTTAGGATTAATCTGTACACTCAATCCTCTGTCTACATCTATTGGTTCTAAGTTTCCAGTAGTCATATTATTTATGAGTATAGTGTTAGGTAAATTCATTTGTCCTAACGTCATTGCAATATCAATAGTGAAATGATTGTGAGATCCTAATGAGTTAGCAGTGAATGCATCACCAGTATGATTTAATGTGGTAGGATATGGAAAATCTCTACCAACTGCCTCTGGAGGTACGCCAAAATAATCTCCCTCATCAGTAGTTGGAGGAGTAGAACCATTACCTCTTCTTGCTAATGGAACTTGATCAGATACATAATAGTTTCTTTGTCCTAAGTATGTGCCAGGTGGTGGAAATGGAGCAGTAACTGCTGGTTGTTGTACTGGTACAATACATGAGTTGTCATCTTGATATGAAACTGTTTGTCCATATGCCTGTACTGTCCTAGGAACTGATGGCACTGCTGGAATTACGTTGGAAGCATTACCAAAATGTTTATGGTTATTTAATGATGGAAGTGAATCAACAGCAGGGTCATATGCAGTCCATGTAACTACACCAGGATCATATCTATCTGCTAATGGTTCAGCAGCGGTAGCACCCGTGTCAGATCCCGTTGTATATTCTGAACTTGCAACTTCAAAATATCCAGCATCAAATAATCCAAGATAACCACCACCTATTTCTACTGATGGATAAAAACCATCTGGTGGTCTTGGGTGTGTATGTGTTGCAGTATGTTCAACACCTAGTTTTCTAGGTATAGTTCTAATGGTATCAAAATATGATGGAGGTTCGAGAGTAATACCTTTTATCTTTCCTGCTAGTTCAGACTCAACTGCTGCTTGAAATTGTACATCAATATATGATAGTACATTTGATAATGGTTGCTGACCCTCAAATCCATTCAGTGAAACATAAGGTCCTATGACCTGTAATTCTTGTGGAGTTAATTGATTACTTTCTAAATCTATGAGTGCTTGTTGATTTAGTGTTGGTAGATTAAACACATCATCATCGTTATAGGATGGATATGAATTTGATATACCAATAAATGGTTGACCAGTCTCTACTATAGGACCGTATAAATTACCCAATATTTGTGCCAATAAAGGATAATCTCTTGCTTTGAGTTGACTACCATTACAGACGATCCAACCTTTCGGTATGGCATCTGGAGACAGTGCTGACTCACTTGTACTACCAGTCCATGGCATTATTGTGCCTATGGGACTGGCTTTCTGTGCTTTTATACGGTTGTAACTTGGCATTTATTATACCTCCATTAACCACCAACCTTGTACGCTGGTTGGGATGCCTATTTGATCATTACTATCGGTTGCACCAAGATATACTAATGCGAATCCTGCGTTAGGAGTCTGAACTACAAGTTCACCAGATGGATATGGAGTTAATCTATCTCCAAATAGTGTTCCTGTTGAGTCACCTTGTATTGGTGTTCCACTAGTCTCAGGAGTTCTGATAACTAATGTTGTGTCATACTTCAAGTTACCACCTACATCAATCATTCTTACAACATCACCTGTTTGTGGTGCTGCTGGTAGTGTAACAATTAATGTTTGTGTGTTCTGAACATTGACCATGTATATTATATTTGCAATCAATGATAGATCTGCTTCTGGTGACGCTGCGGATAAGTATCTTGTATGTCTTGCACCACTTGATGTAGTGAAGTTTGTTAATCCGAATGCATCAATCGAACGATCTTGTTTGATAGTGTATTCACTACCACCATTTATACCTAGATTCTGTACTGAGAATACATCTGACTCTGTTGGTGATGCTGATGATACACCTGTGACTGTTAGAGTTGTCTTAGCAGTTACGTTACCTAAGTTGTCAACTGAGAATGATGGTGTGCAATTTAATGTTAGGAGAACGTTTTCTGGGCAGGATGATGGATATAAGAAGAAGTCTCCTCTAGCAAGTACACCAGCATCCCAATATAATAGACCTTGGTGATCAGCATGTCCGTCATCATTAACAAAGTGGAATAGTTTTGTCTGTTTAACACTATCGTAAATTACAAAGTTACCACCCGCTAGTGTTAGGTTATCTGTGACATTTAGACTACCCTCTCTATATGACTTAGCACCATCACCAACTTGCTCATTCATCACTGATGTATGAGTCTTACCATATAATCTACCAGTTACAATTCCAAGAATTTCAACACCAGTAGTTGTATTTCTAAATCTTAACCACTGTTTGTAGTCCAGTTTAGATTGTGAGATATATCCTCTCTCTAGTATTACAGAGAGATAATCATTACTTACACCAGCAACTAATCTTTGTCTGATCTGAGCATCAGTTACGAGAGATTGTGTCTCATGTTTGATAACTCTTCTAACAACATCAGCAGCACTGTGACTCATGTTGACTGTTCCTTCCTGTGCTCTAGTTGCAACGATTGTATTCGTTCCATCTACAACATCAGTGATTGTCATAAATTCAATCTGACCAGTTACACCTGTGAATGATGCTAGAGGTCCTACAGCAATTAAGTCTCCTATCGCAAACTTACCAGTTCCTTCTCCAAGAGATTGAACTGCAATCTGTAAAACAGATGCACTGTTACCAGCAGCAGTTGATATAATAGTTGTATTAGGACCATTACCCTGTATTGACTGTGGATCTGCGTAGTAACCATATGTGATTATCTCTGATGCATTCAATGCTGTTGGTAGATCAGCATTTGTAAGAATACTACCACTGCTAGACCATGCTAAGTTGACATCAAATCTACCAGCATGTGTTCCGATTGTTGTTGTTCCTGAGCATGTATCAACATCAAATGTAGTGTTGAGTCCACCATCAGTTGTAGTCAGTCTTTCGTTCCTGCTTGCTCTGAATGTAGTTCCAGTTACTGACTGTGCTCCAATAATATTGGATGTTAAGTAAATAGCACCACCAAATACAAAGTCAACAGCAGTATCTTGTAGTAAAAAGAGTGGTGATGAATCTGTAACGACAGATAGAACATCGCCCTTCTTAATATCATTGATTGTCTTACCAGAAGTTGTAATTGATACGTTAGTAATTACATTTGATCCAGCAGCAGCATCACCTAAGAATGAAATATCACTGAGAGTACCACATCCACCAGACATATTGAGTGATGAATTGATTGTAACAATAGAACCAGGTACGGCTGGGTTACCAATTTGTACCTCACCTGTTACAGAGTTAACTTCAAATACATCTAAGTCTGGGTCAGCACAATTAGAAACTCTAAACTTCTGTACTTGCTGATCTAATGATGTAATAACCTTGATATATTCTGGAACTTTTGGTGAATCATCTCTGTCAACAATGATGTAATCATTGCTTGTTAGATTACCACCAAACTCAGATAAGTATACACTATCAGTTGCACTGGTATCATTGTCAAGTGCTTGCTCTGTCCATGTAGCATCAAACTGTACGTTAACCTTGTATATTGGTGTAGTATCAACGTGATTACTTAATACACCACCAAATGCACCAAATGGTTGACGCTTGACTTTGATGTAGTAAGGTGCTTCACTTATTCTTGTAAGTTCTACAACTTGTAGAATCTCTGGATGACTGGTTGCAGATGATCCTGCACCAACAGTAGCACTATCAACTATGATATAGTCGTTAGTTCCAAAGTATGGATCGCCATTTGCTTTGACTGGAGCAAACTTAAGTGGTAAGTAGTACTCATCGCCAGATAGACCAGATAATATAATTGGTTCAACTGCTCCACCAGTATTGATTGAGTTCTGATATGATGCTCCACCCCATTGTCCTGCACCAGCAGTATCAACTTGGTTGTATCCTTCTTCGTTTGTCTGTTTTACGAGTACATTTAAGATGTCAACGTTCTTATTGAATAATGCCTGTGATATAATACCATCTTCATGTGAAACTATATCTGTTCCTAACTGTGCTCTTCCACCAGTAAATGCGAATGATGCAACACCACCACAAAGATGGACATCACCATTAAACTTAGCAGATGCAATAACTTCTAACTGGTTATTGATAGTAGTCTTACCACCCTGACCAGCGACATTAATTTCAGATGCGTTAGTAGCAAAGTTAATGATTGAAGGTCCTCCAGAGTTGGAGAAGAAATCAACCTGTGATGCTTGAGACTTAAGTTCAACAGTATCACCACTTGCTCTGCGGAATCCTAACCACATATCACCATCAACTCTCAAGTTTCTAGTCTTGATCTTGGTGTATGATAAGTCTTCGTTAGTGTTAGCATATGCACCACCAATTTCTACCTTAGAAATGCTAGTGCCAGCACTGTCAGGTGTTGCACCTAACCATAGGTTACTGTGTGCAGATGAACCACCAACATATATGAACTGATCTGCAGTGCTATCATTGAATAGATTAGCAGTTGTAACCTGACTACCTATGTTTAATGTACCAACGAATGTAGTATCATCGACTAGGTTAAATGTTCCTGTTGTCTGTGATGTTCTGATCTCAGCAATTACACCATCGCCATTAACTTCGATGTCATGCTCAAATCTAGCATCAGCAGTGAATCTTGATGTTCCTGCTACAACCAGAGCTCTGTCTAGGTTAGCATTACTTACATTGATACCAACACGACCACTGTTTGTAGTTGCTATTCTGAATACTGATATGTCATTAGGAGCAGAACTATCTCCACCAACTAAGAATGCATTGTCAACAGCAGTCTTATCACGATCAGCAAACTGTGTATGCTGTAAGAAGTCAGCAGTTGTTCTACCACTGATGAATGCTGTACCAACAACATCTAAGTTAGCACGTGGATCTGTTGTAAGGTTATCAACAAACGCATTTTCATATGCACTGTGTGGTGCTCTTGCGACTGTGTTAATACCTAACTTGTAATCACCAATAGTTTCTGTCTCTGTTCTTAATGCTTCACCACCTAATACACCAACTTCCTTGAAGTTAGAGTTAGAGAACTCAATGGTAGGTGCTGTCGCTCCTACAGCAGTTCCAGCAATGATTGTCTCCCATGGTTGTGTTGCCTGTGGAATCTGATCAATAACTTGGAAATGACAGTAGTTATTTGTTGGTGAGAATGGATCGCCAGGTTTAGCAGCATATATCTGCCATGTTAGATTTAATCTAGGATCATAGTAGAAGTTCTTAATTCTAATCTGTGAACTAGATGTAATTCCAATCTCTTGGTTAGTAAGAGCAACGCCACTATTAAAGTCTCTGAACTCTAATTTAACAACGTTTGATCCATCAAACACAATATTGTCAATACTATTGTTAGCAATCTGTGCAAAGTAGTTAGCGAGGATCCAACCAAGAGAACCACTCTTACCTATTTCAGATCCCTTAAGTAATACATCGCCTGTTTTTGCTAATACACCACCATAATTTACAAACTGTCCTGCGTTTATTCTAGATCCGCCGTTTGCAATCAATGGAGATTGATTAGGTGTGATGTTAGAAGCAACACCCGCTACAGTATGTGTCTGGAATAAGTATCCCTGACCATTACCTCTAGCATTAAACTGGAATACAGCAGATTTAATTGTGTTCTTACTAATTCTGATGTCACCCTCAGTTGGAGGTGAGAATGAAGTTCTGTCTAGTCCTTCATCCTGTTCTAGTTGTGTAACTGGATCAACAGATGTGACATTTGAACGAATGATCAAAGCATCACGTGCCTGTGTAAGATCAGAATCTTGAACAGCAATGGTGATAGGTGATTCAAATGTGTTCACCAATTCACCGTCACCACCAACAACTGTAATATTCTGGTTGAATGTTACAGGAGTATCGAAGGTAGTAACTAATCCTCCTAGTGTATCATCCTCATCTCCATCATCTACAAGTGTTGCCCTGTCTATGAATGTCTCTTCACCAGTGATAGCATTGATTCTTCTGTTACCAATATACAAGTCACCTTGTGAGTTGATACCAGTGTAGAATACAATACCACCGTCTTGTTTCTTGGACTGTGCGTAGAAGTCTTCGTCTGGTGTGAGTACAACTTCTTGTCTTGCTGGTAAACCAGTACTGTAGTTACCTGGACCGAAACCGAGGTATTCAAATGTGTGGTTTCCTGCTCTTGCGATAGATGGTCGTCTAAGTTCGACGTAGTATTTCGTATCTGTTATTGATACAGCACCATTACCACCAATCGGTATCTTTCTTTGTTCAGATCCTGATGCAGCGTTACCACTTTGTGCTTCAATTGTATATGATCTTTCGATAAACGCTGGTTGTTCTGTCAAGTCTGCAACCATTTCTCTGGTTGTTGATCCTTTGAAATCGTTGACTGTAACAGCACCATGTACATAGTTATCAGCAGCAGAGTATGCTTGTGGTGGATCAATTAATCCAGCATAGTAATCTTTCTCTTTCTGTGTTGTACCAGAGTTGTTGAACCAAAGAGGATCGTTTCTATAGTTTAGAGGATATAGTTTACCGACTGGTTGTGAGAACTTAAACTTCTTAAAGTTGTTAGTTACACCAGCACCAGTTGGGAATGGTGAGATATTACCACGTAGTGCAGTTAGATAGTAAATACCATCCTGCTGACCTGAGATACGTTGTTGTAATGTCTCATATCCGAAGATATAGAATGTATCTTCAATAACACCAACATCATCAACACTATCAACATAGTATTCTACACCAGCGTCATCTTGTATTCTGTCGCCAGGTGTGATTGTGTAAACGTTCGCACCGTTTTGCTTGTAGAAAAACTGGGGATTATTTTTTGCAATTTGGGTCTTAAGAGGTAGTGATTTGCCCATATCCTGATCCTCTAGCATGTCAGCAAAGACTGTGCCTTGAGTAAATCTTGTATTGGCGTACTCACTATAAACTAGATCACCACCACGAATATTCTTGATGATAATATAATGCTCACCATTTATGGTGTAGTAAGCATGGATATTTGCAAGACCTGATGAGTTACCAGCAAATGAAACTGCGTTGGTAGATGATGCAAGATTATTTACTTTGCTTGTTACGAAGTTACCACCCTGTGGTGATGTGATCTTAACTGTAGTAAATGTCTCGTTTCTTAAGCCAGGGAAGTTCTTAGTATCGACACCATGATCAAATAGTGTTAGTTCTAAGTATTCAATGCTGTCATCTAATATGTCCTTAACTTTACGTCCAGACTCGATTGTTGCTTGGATACCAGATGTGAACTTAGCAAATGCTCTGTATTCAATACCAGCACCTGTTGTGTCTCTTCTGTATGGATCGTATGATCCAGATGTATCACCAATAAATTCACCAGCATCAACTGGGTTCTGGAATCTAGCACCATATACACTACCAACAACTGGTTTTAGTAGGATCTTCTGTGGTACTAACTTACGTGTGTCGTCAGTTCTAGTCTTAATAACAAATCCATTGATAGGATCTCTAGCGTTCTGTAAGTAACTAGGAATAACCATACGAAGTTTGTATGTTCTCTCATCAGCAATACGATTGTCTTCTAGACGCTGATACCACATGTCAGTGGATCTTTGTCTGTCTGCGTAGTCTGACTCCTTAATTCTCCAGAATATATTATTTTTCTTGACGTTATCTGGTTGTCCAGTAACTTCATCCCTACATTGAATGTACCATTTACCACTTGTTGCGGTAGCGTCAGTAAAGCCAGGATCAAACTTCATTGGTGAACGACGTTTGTTAGCAAATACATCAAACTTAGTTCCACTCTGACCAGATGCAAATGTAATTGGATTTACATTGTTAATAGCATCAGCATGTGACTTGTGTAATGTGATTACCTTACTGTTCTGGTAACGAGTGAAGAACTCAACGTTAGGATTAATTCTACCGATAGCAGAATTTTGTGGATCAGTAACTGCAACAGATGAATCATTTGCATAAGTTGTAGAAACTAGAGGTAGTACACCACCTTCTACTGCTCTGATGAATGCTTTCTGTGGAGTTGTTCCTGCATTTGGTACGTCAAATATATGTGAAACGTTGGTCATAATACCAGCGTTGACTGTATTTGTTAACTCTGCACTGTAGTTGTGTAGATCATACTTGTCATCAAGAACGAATTGATAAAGATCAATCTCAACATCCTTGTCTATACTATCTGTCTCAGATGCATAGATGTAGATACCAGCAGCAGCATTTTCTTTGGATGTTGCAAGCATCAATCTAGTCTGATCACTACCATTGAATAGTGTTGTTGCACCATAGTTTTCTGGTTGTGTAACTCTGCCTGGTGCGATTACATAATATGTTCTGTTAGTTTCAAATCCATTTGGTAGTCTAACAAGACGCTTGTCAACATCAACATACTTACCAGTTACTTGATCGAAACGGGGTCTTGGAACTAATCTTACGGGAGTTCCAGTCTCAAAGTTATGTGGGTTTGAAGGACCTGTACCAGCAACGTCAATTGTGAATAGTGTTGCTCTAGATGATAACAGTGCAGTGTTGACTGTTTGTTCTTGTCTAGTGACTGTGCCAAGACCACTGTTAATAATAGTAGTGATGTTACCGACTAATGTTTCAATGGCGTTTGCTGTTCCTGCACACTCTCTACTTGATGGTGATGTGGTTGTATCAGCAATAACTTCAGGACCTTCTGACTCAGGACCTACAGTCACAGTTGTTGGTAATGTGTCTGCCCAGATACCATTTTCATATACAAAGTATAGATCAATTGTTGTGCTATTCTGTAGTGCGTTTACAGTCACACCCTCAGTCAATCTAGAACCATTGACACCAAGTTCAACTTGTGTGTTACTTACAATTCTCTTGACATATGTTCCTTGTGGTATTGTTGTGTAAACTGGAGTTGGACTGTTACCTAGTAAGCCAGGTGCATTGTCTCCATCACGATAAGATCCAGCAGTGTATTCAACAACACTCATACCTATGATAATACCACGAGTATCGTTAACATCTACAATTGCAGAACCAGAGTTAGTTGAACAATTATATGCTAGAACATCGAAGTTTCTCATGGCAGCAGTTGCCATCTGTCCAACGTAATCCCATGCGTCTAGTGTTTCTGTCTTCTCCCCATCAATGTATTCTAGATTGTTACCAACATAATATGCTTCACCAGCCTGTATACTGTTTAAGTTACCACCAAGTCTAAGGTCATTAACAACAGCATCAACGATGTATGTGACATCACGGAAACACTTGGATGCTTCGTTATTGATTGTAAAGTCACCTGTGTTGAGTACGGGTAGACCAGCAAGTGTCCCGTCAGTGATTGCGTCATTGAGAATATCAAATAGAACCTCAATAGAACTACGAACGTTAGCACAATCCCATTCACCATTGTTTAGTGGAGGTAGAGCATCTAAATTACCATCATTAATAGAGTTGCAAAGGATGTCAAGTAAAGCATTGACTGTTGCACAAACATCAGAGCAGTTACCATCCTGATATGTGGATGGTTGATACTTACCAGCAGATCTTGGATATGCATGTGATGTCTTGTTCTGATCTTTAGTACATGTAAAGATGAGTGACTCTTCCTTCAATTTAATTGATGTACCAGATGCTAGACTATGGTTACCTATAGTCAATGCAAGTTGTCCACTTGTTTGATCATATACAGCATTTGATACGTTATGCTCAACTAATGGTGATGTGCCAACGTTAATTGTAATACTATAAGTTGTAACAGCAGTTGGGTTTACATTCTGTCCCTGTACTGGGTCACTTGCTCTAGGATATGTCTTAGTAGTTCCATACTGATCCATTCCACATGAGAATGTGAGTGAGTTATCATCTAATGATAGTGAATCACCTGTAGTTACGCCATGAGCAAATCCAAAGTACATTACCAATAGTCCACTTGTTGCATCATATGTTGCGTTGGTTGGTGTTATTTGTGCACCGTTAACAACATTGACTGCACCAGTTGTAGCACTTACAAACTTATGATCATAGTTACCACCAGATATGACTGCACCTGACTGTGCAGCAACAAATGTATGGGCGTATTGTTCGCCCGCTGGTGATGCACCAACGTTAATTGTAATTGATGTTGCAGTTGCAGATAGTATGTTGAGTGCTGTGTTCCAACCAGGATCTGCACCATCAGCAGTTGTCCTTTGTATACCATTAAGATTACCAACGCCAGCATCAGTTCCGATTGCTCCGATGATGATGTCCATCAATGAGTCAACAGCAGCGACTGCTGAACCACACTTAGGTAATAGTTCCTCATCATCCCAGTCGTCTACGATTGTATTGTCAATGATTTGTGTTAGATCGTTACCAGCAGAAACAGTGACTGTTTCATTCTTGATAACTTGCATTGCAACATTCTTAACTTCTTGGAATACCTTTGCTACCTCGTCTCTTTCTACATCTTGAATGATCTGTGGATATGTCTTACCATTAAAGTCATTAGTGATGTAACCTTTAGCAATAGAATATGTCTTATAGTTACCACCAAACTTAACATCCCACATTACATCACGTAACACATCATAGATGTCATCTAAGCAATCTTGTGCTGTATTTCCTGTAGATGGTGTGTATGATGGATATGCTGCTCTCATTCTCTCATATGCTTCCTTAGCAATAAAGAGTTGATTAGATATAACCATGTCATGTGCATCACACTCAATGTCTCCAACAATAGGAGGATCACCAATAGTGTCAAGTGTAATGTTTAGATCACGATCATAGTATTGATTGTTCAATGCACGTTGCATCAAATCTTCTGCACGTTTGAATGCAGTAACTGATGGTGCAACCTCATTGTCAACACCGTTAGCAATGAGTTGGTTACCCTTGAAGTATTCCTTAGTTGCAGCGATAGTAAACTCGTTACCACCAAACCAAAGATCTTGTGCAACTGCCTCAACTACAATACCCAAGTCTCTACGACACTTAGCTTCGCCAGGTATCAGTGTGCCAGGATTGGCAGCGTTATTCCAGATACCACCTGTGATATTACCAGCAGCGATAGCATCGGTAACGATAGTTCCTAGTGTGTCAATAGCAGACTGTACATCTGAACATGCACTTGAACTTGTTCTGCTTGTAATTGCTGAGTTCTGTTTTCTAACTGCGTTTGCTGTTGCAGATACAAATGTGTGGGCGTAGTTACCACCAGCGATAACTGCTCCAGCTGTTGCTGATACAAATGTATGTGGATCAGTGTTTGTAGATGGAACAGTTGTTAATACTTGAAGTGTAATTGTAGTTCCAGTTACTGACTCAATGTTAATTGCAGTATTATAAAATGGGTCATTACCATTTGATCTAGGATATGATTTCTCTGCAGCAGCACCTGTAGCACCGTTATATCCACAACTGAATGTTAATGAGTTAGGTGCTAACTTAATAGATGTACCAGCAGTTAAATCATGAGCACCAATCTCAAGAACCATTAGTCCTGTGTTAGGATCATATGTTGTTCCTGTAGTTGGTGTGTATGTTACTAGAGGTGATGTACCTACGTTAACTTCAAATGTATCATTAGTTTTATTTGCAACAGTCAACCATGTGTTGAATGTTGGATCAGTTGGTCTTGGATATGTTTTGTTAGCAGTATTACCATCCATTGTACATGATAGTGTCAATGAATTTTCTAAGAACTTAATCTTATCTCCGTTAGCAAGTCCGTGACCTGTAATAGTTGTTACTAGAGTTCCAGTTGTTGCATCATATGTCACGTTAGTAGGAGTTCCTACGTCAGTAGTTGATCCAGCATAAGTAGATCCACCTTCTGTAACTGTTAGATCTTTGTAGTATAACTGGTTGGTGATTGCTTTCTTCATCTCACCAATAGCAGTATTATATGCAGTTATACTTTCTGACTCTTCACCCTGTAGACCATTTGGCAATGGTGTACTTGCATTGGTAAAGTATTGTTCTGTGTATTCTCTGGTATGTTTGTTACCTTCGTGATACATGTCAACGGAAATAGCATCAATGAAGTATCCTAAGTCACGAGCACACTTGACTTCGCCAGGTCCTCTACCAGTACCATAGTTAACTTCTATTGGCATGGTGCTAAGGTTACCATTAGCAAGAATTGTAGTAACAATACCTGTTAGTGTATCAGTTGCAGCTTGTACATCAGAACATAATGCTGATTGTGCATCAATCAATTCATTCTCAGTGTTACCACCAAAGTTGACTGCGTTAGATGTAGCACTCACAAATGTATGTGCATAGTTACCACCACTCTCAACTGCACCAGTGGTTGCAGATACAAATGTATGTGGATCAGTGTTTGTGGAAGGAACAGTTGTTAATACTTGGAGAGTAATTGTTGTAGCAGTTACTGACTGAATTGCAATTGAAGTATTGAAGAATGGGTCATTACCATTTGATCTAGGATATGCTTTCTCAGCAGCAGCACCAGTAGCACCACCAAATCCACAACTGAATACTAATGATTCCTCTTTTAACTTAACATTTGTACCAGCAGTCAAGTTATGAGCACCGATTTCAAGAACCATCAATCCTGTATTAGGATCATATGTTGTTCCTGTGGTTGGTGTGAACTCTACAATAGGTGATGCACCAACATTGACTGTAATAGTATCTGCTGTAGATGAAGTAATTTCGATATACTGTCCAGATACTGGGTCGGTTGTACGAGGATATGTGTGGTTGGTTGCATTGTTATCCATTGAACATGTAAATGTCAATGAGTTATCTGCAATCTTAATATAGTCTCCTGTACTTAAATCATGGTTGGCAATATCAAGAACCATATCACCAGTAGATGCAGTATATGCAGCACCATGTGGTGTGTAATCTCTAGATACCTGACCGTATGCTGAGCCAGGTGCATTGTCTGCAGTTCTATCAATCGCTCCTTGTGTACCATTGTCTTTGAAGTATAACTGGTTAGTTATTGCCTTCTTGATCATGTCACGAGCTTTATTGAAGTTCGTGTTGTATACTGCTGAGTTGAATGAGAACTCAGGTGTTGTATTATCAGTAAAGAACTCTGCTGCAAATCTATGTGAGTAAACATTACCCTTACAGAATAAGTCAAGTGCAACTGAGTCAACAAAGATACCAATATCTCTACGACATTTCTCTTCGCCAGGTCCTGAGATATATGATGTCTCTGAAGGAAGACCAGATAGATTACCAGCAGTAATTTGTGCAGTAACAATATCAGTCAAAGTAACGATAGCAGACTGTACATCATCGCATGCACCAGACTGGTTGTTAGGAATGTCTCCACCACCTCCACCATACTGTGCAGGACCTGGTGTAACACTAAGATCTTGTATACTCAACTGGTTAGCTACAGCAAGTTTCATGTAGTCTCTTGCTTTGTTGAATGCAAATACACTTTCTGCTTCTTCACCCTGTAGACCACCAATGATCCATGTAGTACCAGCAGCATTGAAATATTCTGAGATAAACTTACGTGCATACTTATTACCACCAACAAATAAGTCTAAACCTATTGCTTCTATGAAGATGTCTAGGTCACGCTTACATTTTGCTTCGTACTGTCCGTGGTTTGGATACTGTGCAAATGTATCATTCCATGCTGTGTTTACAATCTCTACTCTGTTCTGTACAATTAAACGATAACCGTCAGCATATCTCGAACGTGCATCTGTTGCTTGGTCACCAACAAAATAATAGTCTGGATGTTGTACAGTTGTTTCTGCTAGTGCTGTGTCAACAATCTGATCTCTGTTCTTTGAAATCAAACGATATGCAGATGCGTATCTTGATCCTTCATCAGTCTGGTTGTCTCCATCAATATAGAAGTTAGGATGATCAACAGCAATCTGAGCAAGTGCCTTATCTCTAATCTCAGATGAGTTTCTTCTGATTAGACGGAATGCATCAGCAAGTCTTGACTGTGAGTTTGTCTGTGTATCAGTAGGATGATAGAAGTCAGGATGATATACAGATATCTCTGCGACTGCTGCATCAAGAATGAAATCTTTGTTAGCAACGATTCTGTTACGGGCGTCTTTATAACGGGATGCTGGATCTGCTTTAAGTGCTAAGTCAATAGTAACACCATTTGTTGTGTCACCATCTAGTTCTGCCTGTGAACCTGTCTTACCAACATTAATACCATATGGTGCAAGGTTACTGTTAGGATCAGGATCATATAAATCTGCTTTGTTTGGTAGTAAGTTAGCAATAGCAAGTTTACATAGATCTCTTGCTCTACGGAATGCGTAGGTTGCATAGTCCTCCTCACCAACTAGACCATTAGTTAGTGGGTTACCATCACCATCAAAGTATTCTCTTGTTGCTGCAATAACGTTTGCGTTACCACCATCTCTTAAATCTTCTGCAACAGCATCAACAACTAAACCAATATCTCTCTTGCACTTACCATCACCAATACCTTGAATCACTGCTGATCCATAAGTTCTGATCATGTCATCAAATGCTGTGTCAACAATATACTGTCTGTTTGCTGCAATCAAGTTACGAGCATCAAAGTATCTGTTACCAGCAGGATCTAAACCAGGATTAACATAAGGAATATTCTGAAGTCTAGGATATTTTTCTAGAATATATCCAAATACTTCTTCTTGGATCATGCGTCTGTTGCTTTCAATCAAGTTAGCAGCATCAGCATATACACTGTTGACTACACCACCACTAGGATTAAGAATAGATCCTTTTGCAATGTACTTAACAAAACCAGTTGGTTCTAGTGATGCATTGAAGAACTCATCTGTGCCAGGTGCTGGATCTAACTTAACATATAATTTGTCATCAGACTTAGCACCTAATCTATAACCATCAATTGTTGCTGCTGGTCTGACTAATGGATCTACAATATCTTCGTTGCCGAGGAATAATTTAGTATAGTTCTGTGATGTAGATAATGTTCCTTGTATATCAATAGTATAATAGGAAATCTTTTTAGTGCTGGCAGTATTATCAACAACTGTCTTAGGAGGAATAATATCTGTGATGAATCCACCCTTATCTTGGTTGAATGCAAATCCTTTGAAACCAATAGCATGTAAGGATGTGTTACCAAAGTTAGAGTTAGAGTTGGTGATTGACATGTCACCACCTGACTCCATCAAGAAGTGATCAGCAAAACCAACAGCAAAGATACTAACACACTGAATGAATGAATCTTCAGATGCTCTAACGTGGAAGTTTCTCCACTCATCTTTATAGTATGCGTCACCTTTTGTATGATATGGAACTGTAGCAAATGCGTCTACAAGTGATGCTTGGTTCCATGTGTTTGTATACTCGTCGTATCTAATGAATGCTCTATCATCTTTCTGTAGAGATACACCAGTGTACTGAGCGATAACCATTGATTTGAAACCAGTGGCTTTCAAACCATTTGCCCAGATACCACAAATACCCCATGTAGATCTGATTGATACGTTAAAGACATATGGTGATGCAGATTCAACTGAGTCAACTTCTGCTAATGC